AACTGCAAATTGAACTTAACAAAGAAGATGCCAGAGGACACTGGTTTCAATCTTCTTGGCGACCAGCAACAGCTTGGGTTTGTGTTGCAGGCTTTGCCATTAATTTTTTAATCAGCCCACTTGCAGCACCTTTTGGCATAGACGTTCCACAAGCAGACACATCCACAATGCTACCAGTATTGATGGGAATGTTGGGCTTGGGTGGCTTGAGATCATATGAGCGTGTTAAAGGTGTTGGCAAATAATGTACGCTGATATGCCAAGAGAAGATAAACATTTCGATAGAGAGCTTATTAGAAAAAGACTGATAGATTTTGAGGGCTTAGAACTCAAATTGTATTTTTGTAAAAGCAACAAGCCTACAATAGGCGTTGGGAGAAACTGCTTGGATAATGGCATCACAGAAGAAGAAGCCATGTATCTGCTTAACAATGACATCAGCACAGTCATTAAGAAGCTAGACAAGCACTGGATAGCTTGGCGTAAGTTTCCTGTTGCAGCTCAGTATGTCTGCATAGACGTGGTATTCAACATGGGGATTAATACTTGGATGAGCTTTAGAAAAACCAGAGCCTACATGGAGCTGGGTGATTGGGAGAAGGCTGGTAATGAATTGCTAGATTCCAAGTATGCAAATGACGTAGGCAGGAGAGCCTTATTTAACTCGGAGCAACTTAAAAGCTGTAAGGAATAAGCTATGGCTAGTCCTAAATCTGTTGGGGATTTTGGCGAATATTTAGCAGCAGCCTACTTGTCCTTGCTTGATGAAATTACGACAGTTTTAATCGTACCTCATGGAGCTTCAGCAGATATCATCTTTGAATACAAACTCAGCCTGTATCGTTGCCAAGTTAAAACTGCAACCAAGATAGAAAAAGCCAGACAAAACTGGCGTTTTGATTTAAGGCGTGGGCTTCATGCCAAAAACAGAACTTACAAGCGTAACAGCATTGATCTATTCGCTCTGGTATCTCTAGGGCATCAGAACGTGGTATTCATGCTGCCACAAACCAAAAACCAAATCACCATCACTGACGAGCATATGAAAAACAACGATGCTCTGAAAAACCTGCAAAATATTATCTCTGAAATTAATTAAAATAATTTCTAATATTTGTATACATATATGAAAATATATGCATAATAATACTTAAGAAAACATTTTAAGGAGATAAAAATGAAAAAATACTACATAGAATCAACTCTAACTTTAAGAACTGACTTTGAGGTCATGGCTAACTCCAAAGAGGAAGCAGAAGAGCACATCAGAACTTTACAGTGGTCTACTTGTGAGGAAAAGGTTAATTCTGTTAAAAGAGTCAGGATAAACCAACTCACTGACAACCCTCAAGAATACAACTTCTTCTAACCCACCCCACCAGTAACAAGCTCCTTCATTGGGGCTTTTACTGGTAGAACTAACTCATTTTTTATAGGAGATAAAATGAACAGAACTGAAATAAAAAAAATAATAAAACAATGCAAAGATATTTGTGAAGGCGAAGATTTGGCAATTGATATTAGAACCAAAAAAATTGAGCAGCTCAAACAACAGCTTGCAACTATTGAAGAAGGCTTGCGAAGATCAAAAGAATCTAAAATCAATAATCACAATATGGTTGTATATCACGAAGCCTTGCTAAAAGAAGAGACTGACTGCAAGCGTAAAGTAACCAACCTTATCAAAAAATATTCTGCCCTTCATTTAGATGATGAGTCAGATCACAGTGTTGGTGAACGTGGTACTTATCTTTGGCTTTATTGTGGCTTGTTTGATGAGCACAATGAAGAAGATGATCCATACTATGATTTTCATTACATGGATGATTGGGCAGAATGTTTAGAGAGATGTGAAACTTACATTAGCTTAATTGAAGAAACCAGAGAGGTAGCGTAATGGAAGATATCAACAAATACTTTAACACCTCAGAGAAATCTGAGGTGGGCAACACAGATCATTCTGGTGGCTGGTCAAAAGACTATCAAGACCCTGATAATTATTGGGGTCATGGTAAGTGCTTTGTTTACTACAATCGCAATTGCAGCTTCAAGCTTAAGCAAGAGATTTGGCATGGGCACACCAGCAAGATTGTCAGGGTTAAAGACATGGAGCTGCTGACAAATGAAACACCATTCACTGATGCAGAAGTTCTGGAAGCGTTGAATGAGAAATGGTTTGCACTGGGCAATGAGAATATCAGACTTGCAAACAATGCAGGTGCAAGAATGAGAAGGGCTAAACAAAAAGAGGTAGCGTAATGAAAATAGAAAAAGATATATTGATGGAAGATCATGTGCAAAAGCATCATAGGTCTAAGCACGATGAGATCAGAAAAACAATCTTTGCAATGGAGATTGGCGATAGTGTTTTCTTTGATGTTTATGAGGAAGCTGTGAGGTTTAGAGGTAGGGCTGCAAACTACCTCAGAACCATGCCCAACTTCACCAGAGACTTTAAGTTAAGAACTGTTGAGGGTGGCTGGAGAATCTGGCGTTCAAAATAGTTGAGATATTTTTGTATATCTATATACTTATATCATTCATTATTAATTAGGAGATAAAATGGATTTTAAAATAACAAGAAAAGAATTAAATTTATTGAAGTTTTATGGTGGCATAGACAGTGTTTTGTATTCTGTTGAAACCCAGATAAATAGAACTGAAAGAAATAAATTGGGAGACTGGGAGCTTATCTTAAAAAGCAATAAAGATGCTTACAAGTCAATTAAGTTTTTAGAAAACAGGATGAATGAATTTTTGAATCCTACAGATAACGAGGGGGTAGAGTAATGAGTAAGAAATTAATTACTAAAGTAGGGGGCGTTAAAATTGTAGCTGACAACCATAAAGAGTTTATCGCTAAAATTAAGCTGGCATTAAAGTGCCAGCAGAACCATCGAATCTTCAAGCAGCAAGAATTCAGATTAACCAGAGGAGAGAACTATGGTAAGTAAACTAACCAGAGATGATGGTTCTTCTGCATCAGGAATTGCACAGGCTATGAACAAAAGCCCATATGGAACTAGAAATGAATTGTTACAAAAACACATTAGAGCCAAGCATGGCAAGAATGTTAGGTTTGACCAGAACACAGCTATGGAACTGGGAGACTTCTTTGAAGATGGCATCATAAGATTTGCAGCTAAGAAGATGGGGCTGACTGATGTGGTTACTGTATTTCCAGAAGCCTTCACCCATCCATTTTTTCCAGTTGAATGTTCTTTGGATGGAACAGCAATGGCAAATGATTTAACTTTTGAGGATCATCCAGAGATGGGTATTTATGTTCCAGACCATGAGCACATTACTATTAATGGCAAGGGCATCATTGAGTGCAAGTTAACTAAAGATTATCCAAAGGACTACCCTGAAGATTGGCGTGGTTGGATTCAACTTAAGACTCAAGTTGAAATCACTGGTTGTTCTTGGGGTATGCTGGTGATCTTTAGTCATGCAGCCAATGAGATTAGATACTTCTTTTATCAGCGTGATCCAGCCTTTAGCGAGAAGCTAAGAATACTTACTGAAGATTGGCAACAGAGAGTTAAAACAGAAACCTACTTTAACCCTGAAACTTCTGATGATGCTTATGTCATGTTTGAAGATATACCAGTGGCTGAGGATGTTCTGGAGATGGATGCTAGTTACACCACCATCATAGCCAGACATGAAAACATTAATGCTGAGATCAAAGAGTTACAAAAAGAACAAGACGTAATACAAACCGCATTAATGGAAAAGATAGCCAACCATGAGAGGGCTGTTTGTGGCTCATATCAGCTTGACTGGGGCTACATTAATTATAAGGCTACACCTGAGAGGGTAACGCCTGCTAAGGAAGCCAGAAGCGTTAGACGTAAGCAGGTGAGGATTAAGGATCGAGGGGCAGCAGACTTGAAGGGAGCGTTATAAGGAGAGTTTTGCCACTGCCCAAAAATATTATAGAATAAACATGGAGAGTTTAGATATGAAAACAGAAATAAAAAATAAAAGAAATAAGTTGACAGAACGAACAACTACCCAAGCTATTTGGGTGGACTCAGAAATACATCAGTTGCTCAAGGAGCATCAGGTGATGTCTAGGAGCGCAAGAAGTCTAGGTGAGTTGGCAGCCCATTACATTAAGCTAGGTATTTGTGATGCTAGGAGTCAGGAGAAATGAGCCAGTACACAGACATAGTAAAGCTACAAGCCTTAAAGAATGATGTCTATGAGTGGGCTAAAAGAGTTAAGTCTCACTATATGCAAACTAGATATGGCGATGGCTTTTATGAGATAACTTATAACGATGATTCCAGAGAAGTTATGTACAATGATGGATCAGTTAAAACCACAGATTCACCCCATGACTTTGAACAGCTTGTGAGATTGTACGAGCAAGATCATGGTGAGCAGTGGTAAATTCCAGAAACAAAGGTGCAGCTTTTGAGCGTACTATCGTTAAGCTGATCAATGACTTTTGTGAGAAACGTGGATTTGATGAAACTGTTAAAAGGAATTTGGATCAATACCAGAACAAAGGCATGGCTGATATCTATTGGCGTAATTTTGCAATTGAGTGCAAGTGTTATGCAGGAAAAGGATCAACCTTTGCCCAAGAGAAATGGTGGGCTCAAGCTTGTGAAAGTGCTGGAGACAAATTGATTCCAGT